GGGAATAAAAATAATTTACTTATTTTTTTGTTTATTATACTTGTTTTTCATTCCTTCAACTGTATGACTTTCGCTAATTGATACTTTCATGTCTTGTGCATCTAAATAACGTTTAAGGCTAAGGTTTACACTTTGAGCAAAATCATAAGCATCACCGTGTTCTGTAGGCTCAACTTCACCAACACCTTCAGGTGTGTTTGCCCACTCATTTAATTTTTCTTCAATGGCAGCCTCAGATAAGCCCGCGTTCTTTAACATATTAACTAACTGCGCTGTTGCTTCGGCAACTTGTTCTACATCTGCCAAATATGCATCGATACCTGCTGTTGATTTTAATTTCCAATGTTTAGCCGCTTTCTGAGCCGCTCCATATGATGAATCAGCATGACATTCGTGCTTGCCTTTCTTAGCATGAACACAAACGTAAGGACGTTCTTTTGCTTCGCTTACACCTTCTGCCGAATGTTCATCTTCTGTTAAACCTGCATTTTTTAGTAATATTACTAAGTCAGTAGTATTCATTGTTGGTGATTCTGTAACTGTTTCTTCGTGACAACCACAATCGCAATCGCAATCTGGACCACAATCATCACAATCACAACACTTTGATTCAGCAATGGTAGTTTCAGCTTCGCCAATGTCCATATCGTGATGACGTTTGTAATCTGATACAAAATCGTCAATTTGATCAACATCCAAGTAACGTACCAATTCATCTAATACTGCTTCTGCGCCATGATTATCAATTAAATCATAAAGTGGTGCTGCAAATTCGCCAACTGCTTCATTAGCATTTTCTTTATTTTCTTTATCTTTGGCTGCTTTTTTCATATCTTCGTCCTCGTCTCCATCATTGTCAATATCTGCAAAATCTGGTTTCGCTTTGGCTGATTCATCCATACCATCAAAATCATATTTCAAATCTTCATGATTCTCACCAAACCAGTCGTCAAAACTAACAGCATTAGTAACAGCAAGTTTATACTGTTGCTTCTTGTCGGTTGCATTATTAATTTCGTTAACTGCGTGTTGGTCAAATCTGAAATCATCAATATCGCCTAGTTTTTTATTAATTGCTTCATATACATCATCTTCGACTTCAATATGGTCGGATGGAAGCATTCTTTCTTCGTATTCATTATATGCAAAATCTTCAAAGTCATCATATGCAAGTTCTTTGCGCGATGGTCCTTCATCATATTCGCCTAGTTCAGTCTTTAATTCATATCCGTCTGTACTATTTCCATCCTCAGCACACACATCAGCTGCGCTTTCTGGTTGGTTAATTCCTGCTAATCCTAAAATTCTAGCTAAATCATTCATCGTTTTTTTCCTTGTCTTTGCGCAGCTTCAGTAACTCCTGTACAAAGCTGGTGTTATACTTATCACCATAAAAATCTTCACCGCTAACTTTATCAGTTTCACTATAAGTATCATCTGCAAGTAAGCTTCCTTCATTAGCTTCTTCATGCTCATCTGGTTCGTGAGCACCTCGGACTTTTAACATACCATCATTTAATCCTAGCATATTTTGTATTTCAACCTGGATTTGGAACCCACTAGCTACAATGTTGGTTTCAAATTCCATAACATAAATCTCATAACCACGTAAATTGGGGAAATCTATTGGTGAGCTTTGTAGCATTAGTTTTTTAGGTGCGCTGAATTTCTGCACATCATATTTTACTAGATGACGTTCAATTCTATCAACTTGATCATCAGTTGGCTCTTGCGCCATTTTGATTTTCCATTTAAATTTTTGTTGTGACTCTGTCATGTATGTTTTGAAGGACTTCATTTTATAATCTCCACTATTAATATTATTTATCATTTTCTCTCATTTTACCCATGATTTCTTCTAACATAGCACTGCGATCGCCAACTATTTTGCCTTCTATTGTACTATCTCTATCATCATCGTCATCTTCTTTTGCTTTAAGCTTTGCTTCTAATTCACGCTCTTGTTGATCTAAGCGTTGTTTTTTCATTTGCAATTCAACCATCTTTAACTTTTTATCTAACTTAGCTTGCTTTGCTTGCAACCCTGCTGCTAACATTTTACTAGCACTATCAAATATTGGAGCTACATGTCTATCTTCAACATTCTTACCCAGATCAACTAAGTCTGCAAATGTGTCCATTGCTTTTTGTGCATACTCGTCCATTTCTCGTTCTAAAGTTTCCATACCTGCAACCAATGGCAATGCTGCGTCAATTTTTTGACTTATTTCCATGCCTTTATTAGACGCTGCTATCTCTGAATTAATTTCAGCTAACGACTTATCTTCCTCAACTACTTCAGGTAGCTGTTCTTTAGAAAAATCAAAGTTTAATTCTTCTATTGGCGGTAAATTAAATTCTTCTTCTAGTTTCTTTGTCATAGTATGTACTCTTTATATACGTGTATTTATAAAATAAGTTACCGTTTTTTATAAACATAGTAGCGAATTATGTATTAAAGGATAACGGCATCCTCACCTTAGATATAAAACGGCGACGCCATAAATATATCGGTCCTAAGGTGTGTGTTCTATTTTCTTCGTTTCTTGGAATTTTGTGGTTTATTAAAAATTTGATGTTCAGTTATAACTCTAAATCCAAGGCCTTGTGCTTTGCACCATGCTCTGGCTGCTTCCCATTTTGCTGCATTAACTACTGCATGCATCTTATCGTGTTGTGTCTTTGCTTCGCCTAATATTTGCTTACTGGGTTTAATTTCAACCATTTCTGCATGTTGGTTACCTTTTTTATCTTGATATACCATCAAAACGTCAGGAACGTATGAACTATTCTTACCAGTTAACGGGTTACGATACGGGATACGATGTGTTTCGCTTCCCCATCCAATAACTGAAGGATGATTATCTAACATACGGAATACAGTTAATTCCCATCCACTTCTGTAATGCGGGGTTCTTTTACCTAAGTATTTATCAGGGTTTTGTGGTACGTATTCGCCATTTTGGAATTTTCTAGCCATTAGTAGTTGTTACTTCATAGCCTTCATAGGAGATTTCAATTCTAATTTGGGATGGATTACTATCACTATAACTTAACGTATCGCCACCAATACCTGTAATCATTGGTGCATCTAAGATATAATAATTTATATCTTCGGCGCTTGACGCGCGACCAATGACAATTTTTGTAATAAAGTTTTTCTTATCAACTAAGTTTAAACCTTTTGCACTGTCTCCACCAACAAATCCGTCTGTTATGATATCGCTATAATGTTCTATTTCAGTCTTACCATCGGAATTCATTGGACCTTTAAAATAGTATCCTGCATATTCTTTAAGGAATTTTTCTATCGTTGCATTTTTAGTATCATATGCATTAATATGTACTGGAGCATAATCTACTCCTGTATTTACTACTCGTTTTCTATTATATTGATTTAAAACTGCTGTTCTAAAAATAGATGAAGGTAATTGAACTTCACTAACATGTATTAGTTCCAATGGACTTGGTACTGATTTTCCATTATGATGTATGAATATCGTAAACTCAAAACGGCTGCGGGGAAGAAGTAAATTGTTCCCTCCCCCGTCTGAAGATTGACTATATCCTTTTGCTGCTGCGTCGCCTAAAAATTTATTTACCGCCATGGTGCAGATCTCCGATAGTTACTATCGACCGCCACCACTGCTTACTTTCTTAACGTGCTTAGTATTACCACTACTTAATACATCAGCGCCACCTGCACCAATATGATTAGATGCATTGTCAAAACGTATTGTAGCTGTAATTTGTACAGCATCACTAGTGCCATAGTTTAGATCACCATATTGCAGGCTTGGGATGAAACAACCTGCTAAATGCCACTGGTCAAGTACTGCACCAGCGCCAGCGTCTTGCGAGCCGTCTAATGTTTCAATTGTCATACCAAACTTGTAATCACCACCAGCTTGTGCGCTTGTTTGATCTGCATGATCAACTTGTGTATTTAATTGCTGACCAAGTAATTTTACAACTTCACTAGATACATCATCTCTGATAACTAGTGTAATATCTTGCCATGTATGCTTACCAGCTAAACGTACTTTTGAGTTATACATATCGATTGTTACATCATCATGATCCATTGCTGGACGTGATACTGAAACAATGTTACGTGATATTTCAGATGCTTTATCAGAACCAGCTAGGTTATGAAATGTGACACGAAAACGATACTGCAATTTAGGCATTAATGTCGTGCCAGAGGCGCCCGGTACCGGAACACCAAA